CTAAGATATAAGTTACCTACGGATTCTGCTGGTGGTCTTGCACTCGCATCTATTACTGCGGATAGTAATGGTGAACTGTTTCGTGGTGTTGGTCGTGATTCGGATGACGCTGCTCGTTCGTTCGGAACAAAATCAACTAATGTTACTGCATTGACAGGTCTTCCCGCACTTAAAGCGAACGTTGCTACAGCAGCACTTGCAGTTGTTTCGGACGGTACTCCACAAAGTATTGCAGAATGTATAAAGGTTGTTGACAGTAAAAAGGCAGCAGACCTTGAAGAGATTAGAGGGTTTACCGATGTTATTGAAGCAATGAAACCCCCTGCTTCTGTGAGTGGTGGACTCTTCGGTAAGATTAGTCAGGCAATGAGTGCTATTAGTTTAGCTGGTGGTTTGACGGAAACACTTGGAAAGATTGCTCCTATCGGTGCCTTGAATGAAAGTCTGAAAACAACCTTTAGTGCTGTCGAAGATTCGATTAAAGCTTTTCAATTGCCAGGCAATATCGGTAGTGTTGATGAACTCATTACATTGACAAAGAATGTTGTTGCTTTGCCAGGCGAATTATTAGCAACCGCTGGAGATGCGGTCAACAATATGACTGACCAGTTTGCCCAAGACGCAATAAACAAGTTTCAGTCCTACAAGGATGAGTTGTCAGAGTTTGCTGATGCTCAAGCGATACTTGACACAGATTTAGCAGATGTCGAAACTGCGTTAAAAGAATTTGATGAAGCAGCACAGACTTTTGATACCAACTTTGACCAGAGAACAGATGCGGGATTAGGTGGGGTTCTACAAAACTTTGCAGAAAGATTATCAGGTGCTGCAGCTGCATATATTGAAAACCTAGTGCCTGGCGGTATATCATCTTCAGAACAAGAAAGGGTAGAGATTCTAAGACAGTTCTCTTCGGGTGACCCAAAACAAGAGAAGGCCGCTGTCAAGACACTCGCTGGAAAATCTCCGAATATCTCGAATAAGATGAAAGCGATTTTGGATAAAGACCCAGACACATCTAATACCTTGGATATGCAAATTGAAATGATTGAGGAAGCCAGAAGACAAGGCGTCCCCGAACAAGAGGTTGCGAGAGCACAACAGGAAATATCTACTATTGAACAACAGATGCAATTGTTGAACACAACTATCAGTGGTCAAGTTATTGTTAATGCAGACCTCTTTGACCAAGGTGAACCTATTGACCAATCCGCTAAATGGTCTGGAAGAAATAGTCCAGACGATATGTTTACTTACATATCTTCGGTTGAAGAATTGGATGCAGATTTTACTAATATATTCCGTGAAGTCACAGAATTGATAATTCACGCAACTGATACCGTCACCAACAAAGATATAGGTGCAGTTGAAATAAATAACTTGCAAATAGAACTTGGACATGACGGTATTGGGTATCACTATATTATACGAAGAGATGGTAGACTACAACGTGGTAGACCACCTAACAACAACGGAGAACATGCCGCAACCAATGGTCATGACCAGTATTCAATCGGTCTTGCGTTAGTTGGTGGTATAAATGTATCTGCGGGTGAAAACAATGCTACAGATTATAGGTCTGCTCAAGCCTTCACTAGGGAACAGTTTACGACACTAGAAAAGTTCTGTAATAGTTTCTATCGTAAATATCCTGGCGGTCAGGTGTTTGGTCACAATGATGTTGACGCAAGTGAGTTTGACCCATACTTTGATGTACAAGATTACGTGGAATCTATATTTAGAAAAACAAATAAAACGATAGAACCATTATTAAAAGGGCCATTGACTCCAACGGAGATTAATAAATCATGACAACAAAGAAAGACAACTACAACCTAAGAGTTGAGAAGATTGGCGAAGGTGTTGAAAACACCCTCGGAGTTCCAGCTGATGGAATGCAAGACCCCACAGGGGAATTTCCTAAAAGGGAATATAACTTTGGGTCTTCTATAAACAAAGCTGCACGTGGGTCTAAGACAAATAATCTCTATGTGGGTGGTGGTGACATTGGTGTATCCTTGGGGATACAACCACAACGTCCTTCCGAATATCCGTTCAACCAAGTACAAGAGACAACATCTGGTCATGTTATTGAACAGGACGATACGCCAGGCGGTGAACGAGTACTGGTAAAACATCGTACAGGTGCGGGTATTGAGATGAGGGCAGATGGTTCTGTTATCATTTCCGCAGTAAACAACAAGGTAGAAGTTACTGGTGGTGACCAAACTGTCATCATTGAAGGTAATGGTAACATGGTCTATAACGGTAACTTGAATATGAAAGTTACTGGAGACTACAATGTTGATGTGGGTGGTAACTATAATGTCAATGTTGGTGGTAGTCTACGTGAAAACATTCAACAGAATCACCGAACTATTACTACAGGTAATCGTGAAGAGACTGTCAAAAAGACTAAGACTAATCGTACACTGAGTACCGTTACAGATGTTATGTTGGCAGATTATAACCAATTTGTCAAGCTCGACCAAAAGAATTTTGTTGAAGGTAATATAGAGATTGCAGCAGAAGATGCCATCTTCCTATCAGGTAAAGAAGCGTTTGTTGCGTCAAGTAAGAATACCAATATTACTGGTGCCAAGTATGTATCCGTTATGGGACAGAAAGGTGCGATTGGTGGTAGAATGGTTGACTTCACGGGTAATGTGTTTCAGGGTGGTGAAGGCCCTGTTGAGTATAACTCTGGTGCTGTGTTCTACGGAACCTTTATGGGTAAAGCATCTGAAGCATGGAAAGCGAATAATGCAAACAATGCTGACCTCGCACTTAGGTCGTTTTACGCTTCTAACGCCAACAAATCACTAACGGCCGTTTCGGCAACTGCAGCGCTGACAGCGGGTTCGCTGGGGACGCCTGGCACTGGCGGCACACCCCCAATCATATTGGCTGCGGGTATTCATTTACCCAAATTTGCAGATAAGTTTCAGTATCCAAGTTCAGGGCCAGCAGAAGTACAGATTACTGGTGAGTGGGTTGTAGGACAGACCGTAAATGGTGACTATGCAATCAGAACTGTTGTTATCGATGGGGGTGAGGTATTATTAACCAAGACACTTCTTTCCGATGATTACGAAGATGTCTTTGATAAGATACCGACTACCCAAGAGATTCGTTCTGCGTTTAGAAACAAGTCTTCTCGTGATAAGATTGGTGACATCCTTGTTGCAGAAGAAAAACTCAATCCAGAGTATAAGACTAAGTCACCACCCGCAGTCGGAAGAAGTGTGAAGAAATCACCGTCATCCAAATTCGGATTTGAACCAATTGGTAATGCAATTGAAAATAGAGGAAAGAGATTTCAACCATGATTATATTAGTTGACCCCGTATACAATCCAGATAACCTTGGGCAGATTACATCTGCAACCAAAGTAGGGCCTGGCGTTACAATTGCAAAGTTTCTTGGTGCATATGGAGACAGATGTCCGTTCAACCACGTTATATCAAATACAATGAGACAACGTATCGCAAGACATTTATATCTTCATGCGGAGGCTATGAGAGTTATTAATGGTAACACCAAGAACTTTAATGATATTCGTTTGATTGTATCAGAAGGTCTTTATCATATGAGAGAGGGTGACCAGAACGATGAAACTATGTTAAAGAAATCTGACGGTAGATTAGTATATTATCAGGTAATAGACCAAAAAGGCAATATTAATTTAGAAAAAACCTTTGATGTTGCTGAGTATTGGAAAGACTATATCAGGTTTAAAGGATTGTATCTAGATTATGATACCTATGACCCAAGTGGAAAACTGTGTGCATCTATAGGACTGGAGATGCCTGATTGTCCCACAACCTTTGATATTGAATTTGCGGGTGATGTAGAGACGCATTTTAATAACGGAATACAAACTAAAAACGAATTAGTAGAAATTAAAGAAGTCGGTTAAAAAAGGTTATAAATAGAACTATGGCAATACGAAGAGCGTTCGCACAAGAAGATACTAACCTACAGACTGCGTCAGTAACGACCAGTCGTGTACGTCAGTATTCTGATATCGACCTTTCATTTAAGGCAAAACCGTCTAGTGGAGAAATCTACAAGAAGACAGACGCAGCTGCTGTTAAACAGGCGATTAAAACTCTGGTAATGACAAATTTACTAGAGAAACCTTTTCGTCCCGATTTTGGGGGAAACTTACTAGGACAGTTATTTGAACTGGCTGATAGAGGTAAGTCTTCTATGTTAAGACGAAACATCATTGAGAATATAGAAGTATATGAACCCAGAGCTAAAGTAATAGATGTGAAGGTCAATCTTCAACCAGACAGAAATAGTTTAGACGTAACATTAAAATTCAAAGTAGTGAACACCGAAGAAGAAATCGAGTTCACTACCACACTTGCAAGGTTAAGATAAAATGGCAACAACAATAAAATCAACCGCATTAGACTTTGATGCGATTAAGAACAACTTAAAAACGTTCCTTGCACAGAAAGAAGAGTTTGCAGACTATAACTTTGAGGCATCTGGTCTATCTAATATATTAGATGTACTTGCGTACAACACACATTACAATGCGTTGACTGCCAACTTTGCACTAAACGAATCTTTTCTTGGTACTGCACAACTTAGAAGTTCATTGATTTCTCTTGCAGAAGGTATCGGATATATTCCAGATTCCATGACATCGTCACAAGCAATTATTAAATTATCATTGAATCTGGCGGGTGTTGCAGACCGTACTTCAACTGTACAAATACCTTCTGGTTATAAGTTTAACGCAACCGTTGATGATGAAGAGTTTGTGTTTCAGACCCAAGAAGATATTTCAGCTGAAGACAACGGTGATGGTCTATATGAATTTTCTACTGCAAGTGGTAGTAAAAACATTAAGATTTTTGAGGGTACTGAAAGAGTTAAAACTTTCCTAGTACACCGTGCAAGCGAAAACGCAATCTATATTATTCCAGACCCAACTATTGATATGGACACTGCGATAGTTCGTGTCTATCAGACACCGTCTTCATCTGTGTTTATTCCATATACAAATATTTTAAAAGCAACTACCATTAATGCAAACTCTACTTTGTACATTTTAAAAGAGACGCCCAATGGTATGTATGAATTGTCATTCGGTAATGGTTCCACATTAGGTGATGCTCCAAAGTCTGGTTCTAAGGTTACACTAACTTACCTTGCAGTAAGTGGTGCCCCCTCTAACTCTGCAAAAGTATTTGAGGCCGCTAGTGGAGTTACTGTCTCTGGTACTGCGTATGACCCGATTATATCTACAATCGCAGCTGCGGTTGGTGGTTCTGATAAAGAATCGACCGAATCAATTCGACAAACTGCACCATTCCAATACGCATCTCAGAATCGAATGGTAACTGCGGTAGATTATTCTACATTGGTATTGAGAAACTTTTCCACACTAATTAAAGACATGCAGTCTTTTGGTGGAGAGGAAGCACTTGACCCAGAGTTTGGTACAGTATTTTTGTCAATTCTGTTCAATGCGGATGTTGATGCTACTACAATACAAACAACAAAAGACGCTATCGTTGACCTTTCAAAACAATTATCAGTTGCGTCTTTCAATATTAAGTTTACTGACCCTGTAAAAACATTTGTGGAATGTAAGACATTCTTCCAGTTCAATGCAAACTTGACCACACTCTCTAGAAACACAATTCAAAACAATGTGAATAATAAGATTACAGAATACTTCACCGAGAATACTGGTAAGTTTGGACAGTCGTATAGACGTTCTAATTTATTAAGTCTTATCGATGATGTGAGTCCCTCAATTCTTTCGTCTCGTTCACAAACACTTGTACAGAGAAGGTTCGAACCAACACTGACTGCGGTTCAAGACCACACTTTAAGATATGCGGTTGAGTTGAAGTCGCCAGATGATATTACATATATCTTGACATCAAGTCAGTTCCAGTTTAAGAACAAAACTTGTATCCTTAGAAACAAATTAAATACTAACAAACTAGAAGTGTATAACAGTGAGGACAACCAGATTCTTGTGGACAACGTAGGTTCTTATTCTAAGGACACAGTATCTATTGTAGGATTACAAATAGATAACTTTATTGGTGCAGATACGTTTATCAAGTTAAGTGCGATACCAGCCAATGAAAGTGCGATAACTCCATTTAGGCAAGATATTGTTCAACTTGACCCAGCAAATACATTCTCTCGTATAGTGGACGTTGAGCCTGGAGTTAGTAACTAATGACAAGTTCTACGGATGTAACATTATCGGATTTGAATCGTAGAGAACTAACCTTTATTGACCATCAAATAGAGGGTGTTTTACCGTCATTCTTTTCTACCGAGTATCCGAAATTAATCTCGTTGTTGAACCAATACTACGAGTTTAATGAGTCTAACGAAGCACCGACTAAACTTGTTCATGAATTATTTTACAGTCGTGATATCACACAGACTGATATAAAACTACTCTCTTATATTGAAGACGAACTTCTATTAGGACAATCCTACTTTGAAGGATTCACAGACAAAAGGGCCGCAGCAAAGTATTCTAATCAACTGTATCGTTCAAAAGGAACAAAGTTTTCGATAGAACAGTTCTTTAGGACATTCTTTGATGTTGACCCACAAATAATTTACACTAAAAAGAACGTTTTTAAAGTGGGTGAGACTGGTTCCGAAATAGGATTCAACTCACAGAAGTATCTGACCAATGATAAATTGTATCAGACTTTTGCATTACTTATTAAGACTGACGTTTCATCTAACGAGTGGATTGAACCTTACAAACTATTTGCACACCCTGCTGGTATGTATGTTGGTTCTGAGGTTCAGATAGTATCGGCAGTAGAGGATGCTTTAACAGCACCATTGGTCGTTCCTTCACCACCCCCACCAATTGTTATTGAAGCTGCAGCATCATTTGGGGATTTTGCACATATGGATTTAACCGCAATTGTAGATGACCTATATACTGATTCAGCTGGTGTATACAGTCGAATCAATGCAGAACTTATTAATCTGAATATATTCTCATTAGAGAAGATACAAACGATTGAGAATCAATACTCTTCATTGCGTGAAGCACAAATTGCAAGTTCACCTACATTTGATGACTCAGATGAATTTGAAACAAACGGTATGGACTTGAGTAATAACTTCTCGTTCGAAACGTTAGACCAAGATAAACATCAATGGTGGAGTGCAGACTCAGACCAATACATAAAAAGTTTTACATTATAACATATAAACCTTATAAATAGTATGAACAACAGGACTATAAAATGGCACGTCAGACACTAAACAGAGGAACTGCGGCAAATGATGGAACAGGGGATACTCTGCGTCAAGCTGCCCAGAAAATAAACGAGAACTTTTCCGAACTATACACAAGTATCGGCGGAGACTCTGCGACTACGTCAGTTATATTGACAGCCGCTGGTGCTGTATTTGAAGGTGCAGCTGTAAACACACATCAAACTACGTTGGTAGCGGTAGAACCTACTGCGGATAACAACGTATATATTCCAAATGATGGTGGTACACTGATTCTGGATTCTTGTGCTCAGACGTTAACCAACAAGACAATCCTCAGTCCTTCTTTAACTACACCAAGTATTAAAGATACTGACTCAAGTCATTCATACAATTTCGTAGTAAGTAACTTAGCTGCGAATCGTAATGTTACACTTCCACTACTTACTACTAATGATACTTTTGTGTTTGCGAATCATTCACAGACAATAAGTAATAAAACATTAATAACCCCTGTACTTACTAATCCTAAGATTGGTGGTATGTCAGGTGGTTCGGTACTACTAGACAGTGCAAGTAATGAGTACATAAAGTTTATAAAGATTGGAAACGCAATCAATCACGTAACCATTACTAACTCTGCAACAAACAACAGCCCATCGATTGATGTAGAAGGTGGAGATACTAATATATCTCTTGAACTAAAATCAAAGGGTACTGGTGGTGTAGTAGTAAAAAATAAATTAGTACTGGAGAAAGGAACTGACGTATCGGCAACTGAAGCTGTTGATTTAACAGAACCTTTAACAGTATTCAACTCTGGTAGTTTAATTAGTCCCACACTTGCAGATGGTACTATACAAGGCGAGACTAAATACTTCAGTAATATCGCTGCTGGTGAAGCTCGATTAACAACAGGAAACACGTCAAACATCTATGGTGTTGCTAATAACGGACATGTTTCATTTGGACAAGGAGACGGTGCAATACTCGTGTGGAATTCCACTGCTAGTAAATGGTTTTTCGTGTCCAATAACGGCACAACAATAGGATAATTGAAATGGCGATTATAACTAACCCACTTAAAAAACAAGTAATCGAACAACTTGATAGTGATATCGGTCTCACTACTACTCACTATTTTGCAACGATAGGTCGTTCCGAAGATTGGAACGACTCCGATGTTGCACCCACTCCACTGAATAGTGCGAGAGAGGAAAGAAATTTTCGTCTGGGATTGCAATCCGCCAAGAAGATTATTGACATATCATTTGTAGTACCAAGATATAACTGGGCATCTGGTGCAATCTATTCTGCATACGATGATGCACAGGTTGGTTATCCTACTCAGACATACTATGTCATGAACGACAACAACCAAGTATATATGTGTATCCAACAGGGTAGAAACGCTGCTGGTCAGGCACAGGTATCTATAGTTCAACCGACTGGTAACACAACTGGCGCACCATTTAGTGATACCGCTGATGGTTATGTTTGGAAGTTCTTGTACTCTATCGGTGCCTTGGACGCAACAAAATTTGTATCTGCAAACTATCTTCCAGTAGAACTTGTAACTTTTACTGACTCAGATTCGCCTGCTGCGGTAATAGAACAGAAATTGGTACAGGATAATGCGATTGCGGGACAGATTGTAGGTTACGCAGTTGACTCAGGTGGTTCTGGTTACTCATCATCACCTACTATTTCAATTGTAGGAGATGGAACAAAAGCAAAAGCAGATGCAACAATCTCTGGTGGACAAGTAGTAAACGTCAAGTTGATTGACAGTTCTGGTTCTTATACATTAGGGTCTGGTTATAATTTTGCTGAGGTCGTTGTTACAGGTGGTGGTTCACCATCCAAACCCGCTAGTGTTCGTGCAATCTTTGGAACTCCTCTAGGGTTGGGTGGAGACGCAAGGGATGACCTTCGTTCAACTGCAATCATGTTGAACACTAAACCGACTGGTACAGAATCTACTGACTTTATTGTTGGCAATGACTTCCGTCAGGTTGGTATATTGAAGAACCCTTTGATTGGAGGATATGATAGTGCTGGAGCATTATTCACCGAAGATACTGGTATCTGTTTGAAGAAGTTGAACCTTTCAACTGTAACTGCGGGATTCGAAGCTGATAACAGAATTAAAGGTGGTACTTCGGGTGTTGAAGCACTTATTGATAAGGTTGACTCTGCTAACATATGGTATCACCAAACTGAGGCAACTGGTTTTGGTAACTTCTCTGCTGGTGAGGCAATAACAGAGATAAACGGTAATGGTGTAGGTGTTCTTAATGTAAACATTACTCCATATATAACACCAGAAATTGACACTATGACAGGTGAGTTGTTGTACATTGATAACCGTGCTTCGGTTACTCGTGCAGCAGACCAGACTGAAGATATTAAACTCGTAATCCAAATTTAAGGTATAGACATGCCCAAGACATTTACTTCCAACGTATTCCCATCTTCCTATAAAGATGATTTCATTGATAGTGATAACTATCATCGTGTCCTCTTTAATAGCGGAAGGGCATTGCAGGCTAGAGAACTTACGCAACTCCAAACGATTATCCAAGAAGAGATTGGAAGATTTGGTAGGAACATCTTCAAAGAAGGTGCGGCAGTAAATCCAGGCGGCCCCACTATCACGAACGACTACGAGTTTATTAAACTAAATGTCGAAAACCATCCTCTTCCCGCAGACCCACAGACTTTGGTCGGAACAGTTCTTACTGGCCCAAACATTGCCAGTGGTTCTGGTATTCAAGTAAGAGTGTTGGAATTTGTTGCTGCTACCAGCACTGACCCCGCAACACTGTATGTACAATACATCAACACTGCGAATGGTATTACTGGTGATAACCCAATCCGTATGGGTGCGGGTAATGTGATGGATAATGTCGGGGCATCTGTCACGTTACGGGTTGCAAATGCGGTTGGTACAGAATTACCTGTGGGACGTGGTTGTAAGATTTCAAATGCTTCGGGTGACTTTTTCACACGTGGTCACTTTGTATTCGCAAAGGGTCAATCGGTAATCCTTTCCAAATACACAAGATACCCAACTAAAGTTGTTGGTTTTAAAGTAACAGAAGATATTGTAACAACTACGGATGACGTAGCGTTGTACGACAACCAAGGTGCGACACCAAACTTGGCTTCGCCAGGCGCTGACAGATATCGTATCCAACTTACGTTGACAACAAAAGACCAAATTCAAGATGATGAGAACTTTGTATACTACTGTGATGTAGCTAATGGTGACATTGTTGACCAAGTTACTGGTGCAGATAACTATAATAAGATTACTGACACCCTTGCAAAGAGAACTCAAGAAGAATCTGGTAACTACATTGTAAACCCATTCACCGTTGACTTTAGTGACTCGGGCACAAACATCACTGCGAATGTTTCCGATGGTGTTGCCTATGTTAATGGTTACCGTGGTGCGACTGAGAAACCTACCGCTCTGGTAATTCCAAAACCTCGTGTAACCGCAGTTACGGAGAACGAGGTCGCTGGTATTGGTTATGGACAATACTTTGTCTGTAGTGAATTACTAGGTTTATTAAACATTGGAACCTTTGCGACAGTTAATCTATCGGCAGATTTAGCCAACCCTGCTACAAATATTACAGGTACAGCAAGAGTTCGTTTTGTAGAGAAAGATGGAAGCAACTTCCGTGTGTACCTGTTTGACATTAAGATGTCTGGTACTAATCAGTTACGTAATATTAAGACAATTGGTACAAGTACTACTAGACGTGCAATCCCTGTTTTTGAATCTAGTAAAGCAGTGATTAAAGAATCAAGAAAAATAAATCTTATTTACGCATTACCTAATGCAAGACCAAAGAGACTTTTCGACTTTGATTTTGAAGTACAACGTATTGTTACTGGTACTGCATCTGGAACATCATTGGAACTATCTGCGTTGACTGCTGACGGCGAGACATGGGTAAACACTAGTGACTGGATTGTTACACGTAATGACACTGGTGCGGTGGTTACTGGTGCAGGCTTTAGCGATGTTGGTCTTCAAGCTATGACAGTATCCAGTCTTCCTTCGGGTCAAGCAGTTACTATATACGCAAAGGTAAACAAAGCAAGACCATCTATTCGTCAGAAAAGTTTGGTAGAGACTACCGTAACTGCGGCAGTCACAACAACAGACGGTGTACAATCTGTTGACCTAGATGTTGCTGACATTTACGAAGTAACGGAAGTCAAACAAACAAACTCTGGTGGTGCTGACATTACTCACTTATTCACCGTAGACAATGGTCAACGTGCTGGATTTTACGATAATGGTAGACTTGTTTTAGAAACAGGTGCAACCGCTCCTTCAGGAAACGTATACGTTAAATTCAAACACTTTACCCACGGTAATGGTGATTTCTTTGGTGTTAATTCATATACTGGTCAAGTTGAGTATGAAGATATTCCTGTTTTCGAAACAGGGGTTCGTACAAGCGTAAACCTAAGAGATGTAATCGACTTCCGTTCTACCGTGAATGCCAGTCGAGCATTTACCTCTTCTAGTATTAATGAGATTCCTCAGAATGGTGGCATTTTCCAATCAGACGTAGAATACTATCTACCTCGTGCAGACAAGATTGTTGTTACTACCCAAGGTGAAGTCAAAAACATTCTTGGTGAAGCTG